TGTTTAGGCAGAATACCTAGAGCAATCATTGTACAACGTGCTAAGACTGATAGTACCGTAACTTACAAGCAGATGCTTGCTCAATGGGACTATAACAATTCAGGCAATTCAGCCACTACTGCATACCTAGTAGCGTTTATGTCAGATGGTACAAATTTACCAAGTGCACCAGAAAGGTTTATGGTGTCAGTATTACCATGAGTCCCTACGAAACAATAGCTCAAAAGTATTTCGATAATCCACAAGAAGCACCTTTTGGCGATTATGTTGAATGGTTCTTAAGAAACGGATATGTATATAGCACCCCAGAATACTTTGTTATGGGTAAGAATTGCCGTAGAAATGCACCAGAAGAACATATTTGCGACTGTACTCATGTCTTTGATGAAAACAATAGCGACTGTTGGTATATCTTTGCTATGGCTGGAGATATGGCTAAATGTTTTACTGCCATGCCTTACCCCCTACCTTGGCTGGCATTTGAACGACTTATTGACAATAAACGTGAGCTTAGATTTTATCAAACCTCAGATATTAAACGATTAACCAATTTTAACTAATAATTTTATGGGCGGAGGTAATACACAACAAGCAATACAAGCAGCACCCACACCAGTGACGGCTCCACCTGTAACCACATCTTCAGCAGAAGTAATTCAGGCGCAACAAGACCTAGCTCAGCAGAACCTTATGAAGAAGTCTATTAAGAAGACTGTATTTGCAGGTGATACTGGCGGATATAAAGGAATGCCTGTTTCTGGAACACCAGCCCCAACTCCAACAACAACTAAGCTGGGTTAATATATGGCCGATTTACTAGCTAACGAACAACTAAACAAATACGAGTCAGCACGATCCAAGAGGTCGGCTGTATTCGATTCTGATTGGCAAACAATCTCTCAATATTTTTTACCACAAGAGTCGGACATCAATGTTACCAAAACAGAAGGTATTACAGGCTGGACCGACCGCATTTTTGATACTACAGCCATACAAGCAGCACAAACAATGGCTGCTGGTCAGCGTAATTGGCTAACACCTAGTAGCGAACCTTGGGCTCAATTTGAGCCACCAGAGTCTATGCGTACGGGTGGAGATGACGCTGCTATATGGCTAGGCAAGGCTTCAGACATTACCATGCAGGAGTTAGCACGTTCTAATTTCTATTCGGTAATGAACATAGCCTACCTACACGTCGGTATATTTGGTACTGACTGCATATTCTGCGAAGAAGGCAAAGCAGCAGCTCTAAACTTCCGTAACACCAAAGTAGGTACATACACCATTGAAGAAAACGATGAAGGTGTAGTTGATACAGTAAGGCGTGAATTTAAATTAACAGGTAGACAGGCTATACAGATGTTTGGTGAGGATGCCTTACCCGACAAGATGCGTACAGCTATCAAGGGTAAAGGACAGGACAGAAGCTTCGACTTTGTTCATTGCGTATTCCCTCGTGAAGATAGCCAACGTCTACCTAACCGCGAAGATGGCGCTAATAAACCTATAGCTTCCGTATACATTTCAAAAGACTTTAGAGAATGCGTTAGTGTTTCAGGATACGACGAAATGCCTTACCTTGTAAGCCGTTTTGCTAAGTGGGGTACAGATAGCCCTTGGGGTTATAGCCCTGCGTATCTAGCCCTTCCTGACGTACGCCAAGTTAACTATATAACAGAATACTTAGACTCATTAGCAGAACTTCACGCCGTACCTCGCGTTATAGTTCCATCTAACCTTGAAGGCGATGTTGACCTAAGAGCTGGTGGTATAACGACTTGGGATAGTAACGACCCTAATGGTAAGCCTATGGAATGGGCATCAGTAGGAGATTATAAGCTAGGTATGGAGCTAGTTAACTCTAAGAAGGAGATGATTAATGACGCCTTCTTCGTTAATATGTTCAAGATGCTTGCGTCCGATCCTTTGTTAGACAAGCGTATGACCGCTTATGAAATCTCACAAAGACTCGCTGAAAAGCTTGAACAATTCACACCAGTATTTGATCGAAGGGTCACTGAGTTCCTCAACCCTCTACTTCGTAGAGTTTTTGGCATTCTGTACCGTGCAGGCAAGTTTGGTACTCCTCCCGATTCTCTTCTTGTAGATTCAGGCAACAACAAACGTGGTCTAGCTTTACCTGAGATCACGATTACCAGCCGTATCAGTCTTGCTCTTAAAGCCCTACAGAATCGTGGCATTGAGCAGACTTTTCAATTTTTACAGCAACTAATAGCCGTTAAACCAGAGGTTGCTGACAACTTTGATATGGATAAGATCGTACGCGACTATTCACGTAACGCAGGTATGTCTGCGGAATTACTGCGCGATATGAGATCCATGATGATTTTACGTCAACAACGCATAAAGTTACAGCAGCAACAACAAGCCTTACAAGCCGCCGAACAGCTTGGCAAAGCAAGCAAGGGATTAGGCGGTGCGCCTGATTTCGTGCAAGATGCAGCTAAGAACGCAATGCAACCACAACCTCAATGACCAAAACATTAGATACTGAATTACCCGATTCCTTAGTAACAGCTCGTGTAGAACATGGTCGTATAGCAAATGCTTTTGTACAAGTGTTTGGTATGCCAGGCTACAGATCAGAAGCTCAGTCTATTGTCCTTGACCACCTAGATAAGTGTGCAGGCGATGATGGTAATTGTTTTCGTTTTGGTGAAGCCAGAGACGGCATAGCTATGATTGCTGCTGGTATACATCGAGACGGAGCACAATCAGTTTTAAAGATTATTAAAAGGCAACTAGAGCTTTCTACAAAAGTTCGGGAGCCAAAGCCACAACCCATAACTAAAAGGTAAATATGTCAGATGCCACAAAAAGTTCTCCATTTGAATTAATGGAGGATGGTAAAATCGTCAGAAACTATAAAGGTAAGCAAACGGTTCTTGGTCATTACGACGAAGAAGCTAAGCATCTTGAATTTGAGAATAAAGAAACCTCAATCAAGTATCGCTCACAGATATTAACAGTTATTGGTGCAGACGGCGAAGGTACACATACTTCAGGTCGTACTATCCGCACAATGAGCGTTAAAGGAGAAAAGAGAGATGAGCCTAAAGCTAACATCCCACCACGTCCAAAGATGGATCCAAACTTGGGTGATGCTACACCAGCTCTTGTTGAGTGGTTATTTAAGTATTATCCAAAGGATGCCTATATTCGTTATGGCGTTAAGCTAGACAGTAAAGGTGAACCAGTACGTGCTGCTGTTCGTCGCAAATTAGTAGAAATAGTAGATAACCGTAACTCAGACGACGACAACCTAGAGGAGATTAAAGTTGGTGCTAAGTCATGGACTAAAGGACCAATTACTCAGGGTGCACGTATTATTAGCCAAGAAGACGGCATTATAGCTTCCCGTGCTACACATATGACATTCTTATCTGAAGAAGCAGTTAACTATCAACCTGGAGTAGAAGGAGACGAAGACTTATGAGCGACGACAAACGCGATTTTATAGATCAAGCAGCAATTAAAGCTATGGTAGCTTTCCGTGAAAAGTATGACTTTTCTCGTGAGCAAGACTACAAGGACTGTAGCTCAATGGCTTTCCAATTAGCATACGCTATGTTTGCAGAACGTGAAGAGCGTTATTCTAAAGAACCTATTACCCAATCCCAAACTGACTAATCATGTTTCCACATTCGCCACTATTTGATTCAATCACGGGAATAGAACCAGCAGGCGGAGGATCAGCTCCAGCGTTAGACCTAGCTCCTACCCCTATTGAGGCAAATACGCCCTCTACACAAGCACCTACGGCATCTGCGGTTAAAGAGCCATATTACAAAACTCTTATTAACGCCGATGGTACATTAAATCATAAAGCGTTAGATAATCTACCTGACCATTTAGCAGCTTTAAAACCTACATTAGCCCGTCAAAAGAGCTTAGATGATGTGTTTACCGTAATGGGTAATCAACAGACTCTAGTAGGTAAAAAGGCTTTAGGACCACTCCCACCAAATGCTACACCAGAAATGATGGCAGAACGTAAGGGCTTATTAGATTCTATTAACGGCGTACCAAAAGATCCAAAGGACTACGGTATAATTAAACCTGAGAATATATCTAACGAGCTTTGGAATGATGGTCTTGCTAAAGGAGCAGCAGAAATAGCTCACAAGTATTCCGCGCCTCCAGCTATGCTTAAAGACTTAGTTGCCCTACAAACGGCAGAGTTGCAGAAGCAATTACTAGCTCAGCAAGATTATGAACGTGCTTTCTTTGCTAAACAGCAAGATAACCTCGTGCAGACCTTAAAGCTTGAGAATATACCTTTAACTAAGGCTCAAGAGTTAGCTGAACGTGGAGCTCAAAAGCTTGGCTTGGATTTACAGAATCCCGACATCCAAACCCTTATGAAGAACAGCAATGTCTTCCTAATGGCTATGAGACACGCTTTATCCACATCTGAGGACAAGTTCGTATCAGGTGAGGCTAAGAGCAGCCTAGGTGGCGACCCTGCGGCATTAGCTAAAGACGCTACATCTAACAAATCTAACCCTCTATATGCCCCTTATTGGGATGCTCAACATCCTCAAAACAAGATGGCTAAGGAAACTGTCAACCAATGGCGTAAGCTAGCAGCAGCAAAAGCTAAATGAAAATAAAAGTTCCACGCCCATTAGGCGACAAACTGATAGCTAGACCCGTAGAAGAGATTAACAAGCAAGGAATGTTAATTATCCCACCTAATTACCGCCAAGACCTCCGTACTAACTTTAGATGTGTAGTAGTGGGTTCTGGTCCTAAATCTGAATCTATTGCCCCTGTAGGAAGCATAATCCATGTTTCTGAGTCATGGGGAGAGAAATTTATTTATCAAGGTAATCAGTTCATCTGTGGTCGTTTACGAGACATCAATGGTGTAATAAGCGGAGAGGCATTGACAATACCTGAGCATCTCCTAAGTTAGCCCTCGTCCCCCAACTTATAAAACATCATGGCCGTAAATACAGCATTCTCACCAAACCCAGACTTCGTAGCTCAAATCACAGGTTCTGGAGTAACAGCACCAGGTCAAGGCACTACAGGCATTGCACCAACCTACGCATCATCTATTGAGCTTGCACCAACCCTGCAATTCTCTCGTTTCGTAGCAATTAACACGACTTCAGCAGTAGGAAATGCTACCATTACGGCAGCATACGTACCACAGGCAGGAGCTCGTTTAGTTATACAGATCAACAATGATGCTTCTGGCGCACGTACAATTACCTTTTCAACAGGTTTCCGTACTACAGGAACAGTCACAGGAACAGCTTCTAAGGCTATTCTAGTTACATTCTGTTCAGACGGAACAACTTGGAATGAAGCAAGTCGTACGACAGCATTATAATTTGTTCTCATAGTTCCTCATAACTAAGCACTTGACTTAATCGTCAGGTGCTTTTTTTATGCCCAAAGACGAACAGAGGATAACCAGCGTAAGCTGACCCGATCATTTGTCGAACAATAGTGTTCGATGATCGATCCCATACGGGACAACCGAGGAGCGAACGTACAACCAACGTACGGCTTCCGCCGTGCATTAACTCAATAATTCCTTACTCTCATGGCTGGTGCAATATTCTCACTACCTCCCCATTACGAGACGGCGTTCGATGATAACTGGCGCGAAATTATGGCGCAGCAAACCGATCACCGCCTTGCAGGGATGTATATGTCCGACAATGTAAACGGTAATCAAAAACGCTACGATCAGATTGGTGACCAATCTTATGCAATGCGTCAGATTACAGCTCGTGCTCAAAAGAGCGAACCTTCCGATATTCCAACATTTTTCCGTTGGGTACGTCCTCGTCCTTATGACAAAACGACATGGATCGACTACTTTGATCATATCCTCCTTGGTCAGCTTCCTGACCCACAAAGCCCAACAGCTAAACAACACGCTATTGCGGCTAACCGTCAAAAAGACATCATTGCTATCAATGCTCTCTTAGGTACTAACTACACTGGTGCACAAGGAACAACAGCTACAACGCTGCCATCCTCGCAAACAGTTGGCGTAACCTACGGTTCAGGATCTGCTAACTCAGGTCTACAACTTGCTAAGTTAACACAGGCTTCATACATTCTTGACTCAAATGACGTCAAAGAAGAAGGCCGTGTATTCGTATACGCAGCAAAAGAATTAAACAACTTAATCACAAACGTAGATCAAGTTAACTCAGTTCTTTATAATGACGTACGCGCTCTCCGCGATGGAACAATCCGTGACTTCATGGGCTTCCATTTCGTTCGTACCCAGTTGGTTCCTTTCCAATCTGGTTCATCCACAATCCGTACCTGCGTTGCTTACCAAAAAGATTTCCTCTTAATGGGTATCGGCGAAGATGTACGCACACACATCGACATTCTACCAATGCAAAGTCATGCAATCCAAGTTCGCACTGCGCTCTTAATGGATGCGACTCGTATGGAAGAAAAGGGTGTAGTCCAAGTAAATTGCGACGAATCCGTTTAACCCTTAACATAGGAGATAACTAACATGGCTATCTGGTACACAGACGTAGCAACAAATCAGCAACAAGGCGTAAACTTCCCAGGCCAATCAGGTCTTGGAATGTTAACTCCTCAACCTGGCACACAAAACAATCCAACGCTTGAAGGTCTAAGCAAAATCACAGCTGTCTACACAATGACAGGTAATGAAGCTGCTGGCGACATCATCAACATTGCATTGTTAAACTCGGGTCAATCTCTTGACCCTAACGGTCATATTTCAACAGGTGCAACAGCTCCTGGTGCGACATTTACCGTAGCAATAGGCGATAACGATCAAGGTTTAGTAACAACTTTACCTATCGTAAATCCAATGGTCCTTCCAAATACGAACGTCGTAATCCAAGCTCCAACTTGGGTATCAGGCACTTCGTATGCAGTAGGTGCAGTAGTATTAGATGCAACAGCTACTCCAGCTTATGCAACATATACATGTATCTCTGCCGTAAGTGGTTCGACTGCTCCTCACTCAGATTCAACACACTGGCAAGCAAATAGCTCACGCTATTCAACTGCTGTAAGCATTGCATCAGCTAACGCTAATGTATCTTCAAACGGTGGTAATCTGAACGGTCAGACAAATTACTACGTATCAGAAGATTGCTGGCTACAGGCTTTAGTATCTACTCTGGTCACTCCAGCAGCAGGTGCTACAATCGCCTTCCGCTTCGATACAATCGCCAATAACTAATTGGGTTAGTGGTTTGACGTAATTAAAACCTGCCCCATAGTTGCGTTGTGGCGACGTAGCTATGGGGTTTTTCTCTTTCCATGTTTACAACTTTATCACCGACAGACATTGCAAACTCTGCCCTAAACAAAATAGGAGCACAGTCTATACAATCATTAACTGATTTAACTAATCCTTCGGCTATTGTTTGTAACAGTAATTTTCAACTTGCGTTTGAGACTGTGGCTCGCGCTACACGTTGGAATTGTTTAACAACTACTGCGATACTTTCAGAAGTACCACAAACACCTTTGCCTTCGCAACCTGGAACACCTCCATCTATTCCATGGGCTCCTTATACGTCATATTCGGCAAATGTATACCTATCTTATGGTAACGCTATTTATACCACTGAGTACGCATACACATCCACGGGCAATTTTACTAATGACCTCACTACGGGTGCTCTTGTACAAGCGGATTATCCAGACTACAACGCGTTCGGAGGCTACCCAAGTTCAGCCAGTTATCCTTCTGGTTGGCCTTACGCTTTCGCTCTTCCTAGTGACTTCATATTACTTGATTCAGTAAATGCCAACACTTCCGAAGAATATGGATATGGCAATTCAGGCGCAGATGAATATGAAATCATGGGTCAGCTTATTTATACAAATACTCAACAGACTTCTATTAAGTATGTATCTAACAATCAGGATACAACTAGATGGGATCCTTTATTTGTAGACTGTGTTACTTACAAGCTAGCATCAATGATTGCTACAGCCTTAAGGCAAGATGGTGGACAAACAGAAGCTGCAATGCTTGCTGTTTACAAACAAGTATTGGGACAAGCAATTACTAAGAACGCTGGCGAAAAGATGCCAAATCGTTTCCAACCAATTAATTCTTCACGCTTCGTAGCATCACGCTGGTACTTCATCAATGGCTAAAACAATCGACAGCCAAGTTACTTTTGCTGGTGGTGAGTTTAGTCCAAAGCTAGACGCACGCATAGACCAAGAAAAATATAGATCAGCATCTAGACAGATGGTGAACATGATCCCTTATAAACAGGGACCAATAACACGCAGACCTGGAACTCAATTTATAGCTTCAGCCAAATGTGGTTCGTATGCAAATACTGTAGGTGGCGTAACAACAGTTACTAATTACTCCACAAGGCTTGAAAAGTTTATCTATAGTCCTAATACAACTTTCATTTTAGAATTTGGTCACGAGTATATACGTTTTTATAGCAATGGTCAGCAAGTAAACGTAAGCTCTGCTCCAGTATGGGCAGATCCTGCCAGTACAATAGTCACCGCAGGTAACTTCAACGTAGGTGTAGTTTACGTAATTGAATCAATAGGTACTACCGATTTTACATTGTGTGGTGCTGCTAGTAACACAGTTGGTATTGCCTTTACTGCAACTAATGCAGGTACAGGAACTGGTACAGCAGGACAATCTACTGCGTATGCAGCAGGTTCTTATATTACATCACCAACTAATAGTTTAATTTATTATGTTACTATTGCTGGTTATGCTCCTGTAGATCCTGTTTACCAGCCAAGTCGTTTTATTCAGCAGACTATTTTAGAAGTTCCTTCACCATATCAGGCATCATACACGACTAATAACATTGGTTTAACTGCCTCTCCATATTCAACAGATATTTGGAAATTAGCTTTCTGTCAGGTGAATGACGTAATGTATATTACGCATCCTAATTATCCAGTATATAGCCTTACACGTTACTCAGATACTAATTGGGTAATGAAAGAAGTGCAGTTTTTAACACCTGCATTGTTAGATCAGAACGCAAATCAGACTACTTTAACAGCCAGTTCAACCAGTGGTGCTATTACTTTAACGGCTAATGCACCAGCTTGGACTTCATATAATTTTTATGAGGTAGGCAATACCGTTTCTAATGGCGGTAATATCTATCAATGTTTAATACAAAACAATTCATCGCCAAGTTTTCCTGCTGATTTAGCTGCTGGTCTTTGGGAATTAGTAACTATATTTCAAGCACCTAGTGGAAGTAGCCAAGGCCATGTAGGTTCTTATTGGCAGATAGCAACTCTTAGAAGTTCATCATCTGTTGAAATAGATGCATCTACACCATCGTCACCATTTCCTGTAGGCTATTCTCAGCAAATAGAAATATATGGTGCTTGGGAAGCACACACGTATGGCGTATGGAACGCACAATTTAATATCGAACGTTCCTTAGATGGCGGTCAAACATGGGATGCAGTACGTAGTGTTTCTGGTGCATCTGATCGTAACGTAGATATTACAGGTACGGCACAAGAACCTGCTTTATTTAGAATTAATGTTTTAAGTTCTAGTGCACCTACAACAGCAGGTGCTACAAACCCACGTATCGTATTAGAAGCTGAAGATGGGTTCTTATATGGTTTAGTTCAAATTACAGGAGTTACAGGACCATATACGGCTACAGCTAATGTAATTCAGCAGCTTTATGATAACGCACCACTAGCTGCATTATGGGTATCTGGTACTGCTTACACTACTGGTACTGTAGTCAATTATGGCTCTCAAAACTTCGTCTGTATTTCCAACGTTACGAGCAGCACGGTCCCTCCAGCCGACAGCACTCATTGGTCCCCAGAAGGTCCAACTACAGAATACTGGAGCGAAGGTGCTTGGTCGGACTATCGTGGATACCCACAGGCAGTTGCCTCATATCAGCAACGCATTATATATGCCTCGTCCGCCTACCAGCCTCAACGTATATGGGGCACCGTCACCAACGACATTGAAAATTTCGCTCTAGGTGATCAAACACTAGCAACTGATTCATTTGCATTTGATCTTAATGCCCCTGGCCGTGGTCCTATAGTTTGGCTTGTAGCACAGAATAATCTGTTTGCAGGATTCTCTGGTGCTGAATGGGTAATTTCTGGTAGTGGCGCTACAACAGGTGGAAGTATAGGTGGAACAATTAGTCCTACATCCATACAAGCTGTAGAACATTCTACATGGGGTTCTATTTTTGGCGTTAATCCATTAGTCGTAGGTGATGGCGTTTTATTCCTACAACGTCAGGCTAATCAAATAAGGCAGATGTTATTCTCGGTTTATACTGAGAAATACATGAGCCAAAGCCTAACTACTTATTCCAGTCATTTGTTTAATACAGGAATAGTACAATTAGATCATCAACCAATGTGGCATGGTCAAAGCGAGTTATGGGCTGTTACACAGCAAGGTCAGCTATGCGGTATGACCTATGAAATGGAGCAAAATGTATTTGGCTGGCATAGGCATACTACAGGTACTAATAGCAATACTCCTGATTTTAATACACCTGACGTTGGTTTTCAATCAGTTGCTGTTGTTTACGGTAAAGGATATGCAGACGATGAAGTATGGGTAGTAGCTAATCGTTATACTACACCACCACCTTGGAACAACGGTACACGTTATTATTCAAATCGTGATGTTTATGCCTTTAACAACATGGTAAGCTATAACGGCAATAACTATGTTTGTATAGCTCCTGCACCTAATTACTCGGTACAATCTAATATATCACCAGATCACGATCATACTAATTGGCGAGGCGTAGCTCCATATACTTATGGACAAAATTACATTGAACGAATCAATCCAAACAACTGGGAGCAAACATGGACTACTGCACCAAATAACTCAGTGGCTAATGTTAGTAATGCCTTTTACGTGGACTCAGGAATCACAGTCACAAACAATGTGTCAAACGTGGTTTCTGGCCTTGGGAACCTTGCTGGTCGTTGGGTTGTGGGTTTGGCAGATGGTTACGCTTTTGGACCCATACAGGTGGGTTATACAAGTTCTGATTATGGAACAATAACCATTCCGTACGCTACTAGCCCTAGTATAGTTAATGTTGGATTACCTATTACATATGCTGCACAAGCTATGCGTTATGATGCGGATCAAAGACAAGGTAATACACAAGGTTTAGTTAAACAGATTTCTGATGTATTTATAAGAGTATGGAATAGCCTAGGTGGCAATATAGCTAATAAAGCTTCAGGTCCTTCGCCTTGGATTAGCCTACAACCTTATAGTCAAGGTTCACAGGTTAGTTATAATGGGTTATATTATCAGGTAATTACTACTGGCGTTGCTAGTGCAGTACCACCGCCTTCAGACCCTACCAACTGGCAAATTTATGGGGGATATGTAGCTTTACCAGTGCCTATTCCTTATGGAAACTTGGCTAATCCTTTTGCTAGCCCACAATCTAATTTTATTAATACCCCAACCGATATACGTATTACCCCTCAACTTAACCTGACACCTGATACGGATCCAATTATCATAGTAACGGGTAGTGACGCATTACCGTTGACCGTTATTGCACTAATTATTAAGTACGATGTGATAGCAACTCCATGACCATCAGAGCTTACAACAACGAATTAGACTATCCCATGCTTAAATCATGGTTGGAAGGACATAACTCTCCAGTTGTGCCTCCTGAAGTTTTTTTACCATCTACGGGCTTAGTGGCCGAAGTAGACAACTTACCTATAGCCATTAGCTTCCTTTACTGCTGTATTGGCGGTATAAGCGTTATTGAGTTCACAACGACCAATCCTATTGCCAAGCTAAATAAAGCCCTTGTAGAGGCCGTAAAAGGGCTGTACGAGGCATTGGAGAAGCTAGCGTGGGATAATGGAAGTCCATGTGTCCTATCATTTGTTAAACCTAATAGTGGGGAAGCCAGAATCATGGCCAAGAAAGGCTATCAGGATTTGCAAGGAGTACCCCATTTAACCTACGGAAAGAGTCGTCCATAATATGCCAGCAGCACCTTTACTACCAGCCATCTTTGCAGGAGCTTCAGCCGTAGCTACGGGCATATCCGCGTATGGGCAATATAAAGCATCCAAGAACGCTGCAGCCGTGGATATGGCATCAGCTCAATACAATGCTAACGTAGATAAGGCTCAAGCCCAGCAATTAGACGCAAATACCATCCAAAACTTAAGGATGGAACGCGCTCAAAACGATCAATATCTTTCCCGTCAAGCAGCCACTTATGCTAATGCTGGTGTACTAGCTACATCAGGATCGGCATTAGATGCACAAATAACTAACGCAGGATTACTAGAACATCGTATCCAACAAGCTTACGTAGATAGCCAACAGAAGCAGCAACAATATTATGCTCAAGCAGCTATTGGATTAGCTGAAGGTAAAGCTCAAGCAGAGGCCGATCTTGCAAGAGGTCGTATGGCCTTAATAGACGGAGGTGCAAAGATAGCAGGTACTCTATTTGCAGCAGGAATGGGTGGAGCTTTCAGTGGGTTAACTGGAGCAGCTAAAACAGGTGCTGATACACTATCTAACGCAGAAGCTTATAGTGCTATGGAAACAGGAGGCGGAGGTTAATTTATGCCATTGGAAATAGTCCCAGGATCTGAAGTACAAACACAAGTAGGTGCAGCTAAAATTAATGCACAAGACTTTAGGGCTGCTGCATTGGCTAAAGGAAGCGTTGTAGCTGGAGCAGGCGAAGACGTAGCTAAATTATTTAATGACGTATCTACTAAATTACAGGATATAAGAAATACTAAGCACGTAGTAGATGCGGATAACGCTATAAACCAATTTAATCAACAGGCTCAAGAAAACGTATTAAAAGAGCCTAAACCAGAAAGCTGGTCACAATCTTACAATACACAGTTCAAAGCATTTCAAGATCAGTACATGGCTGAACATCCAGAATTTGGACCTGAAGTCAGAAATCATGTACAGAATATGTTAGAACGGTCTAAAGTAGCTACTGATATTAATATTCGTACAGCAGCTAATAAAAGACTATTAAGTGATACGGCTGATGCTGTAGAAACAGGAATGAGCAGAGATGTTAACAGTTTACCTAGAGATGCAGCTACCGCGAAATACATGAACGGATTAATGCTGCTAAAAGAAAAAGGTATACTAGATGACACTCAATATAACATAAGAGTCCAACAAGCACCTAAAGTTATAGACATGGGGCAATTTAAACAAGGTGTTACTACAGACCCTATACACACTTGGTTGTCATTACAGGAAAAAGACAGTAAAGGTAACTATATTAATTATACGTCATTAACAGGCGAAGATAGAGACAAGGTATTAACTGAAGCTAGGGCTAAAGCTAGTGAAAAGCAGGTTAATAACGGCGATAAGATACAGAACGAAATTAGACAGACTCCTGGCTATTTAGTAGATAGAAAAAAAATACAACAATACGCCGATAATCACGAGATAACACAGCGTAGAGCTGATGGTATTATCAATTCATTTAGGACACAGGATGCTCGTATGGAGCAGGCTATGTTTGACCAAATGAAAGCTCAAGTGGTTACTCATGACTTTAAGAACGACCTTTGGCCTTCTTTGTTTATAGGTAAAATGAAAGACAATGCCTCTGGTCTTTCCCCTAAATTACAAACAGAGTTTATTACCTTTATTGATGGCTATCACAAAAAGGAATCTCAGCCACAAGTCACTCAAGACAACATAGTAGCTGCTGCTTTGAAAAAGGAAATGTTGGCCAATTATTCACAGTCGGAAAAGAATGATTTGTTTAACATACCAATGGTATTAAGCACTAAAAAAGAAATAGTGCAGAAGAACAAATTTTGGGCAGATGTCACTAAAGACATTCCTATATTGGCTGAATATAAAGATAAGGAACAAGAAGTTACTATAGATAAACTCAAAAGTAGTCCTGAATTAGTAGAAAAGTACTATGGTAAAGGAGTTAAATGGGATGATGTTACATTTGCGGTAAACAAAAAGCGTTCAAGTGATATAGCAGCTATAGAAAACTTCTTTGATCCAAAAAATCCAAATAGGTTAGACCCTACTGAAAATACTAAATTTCTAAACACAATAAAATCTAAATGGGCTCTTGAACAAACAGTGGCTGCATTAAAGGGAATGACTATGCCTAAGGTTGAAACAGAAAAACCTAAGGAAAAAGACCGCGTGGTCATCACTAGCGAACAAGAGTTTAATAATTTAGAAAAAGGTACACCATTTATATACAACGGTAAAAAAGGTGTGAAAAACTGATTTTAAAATCTAATGCCCTTTGACCCATTCAGTTCTGGTTTAGCCACGCTTGATGAAAAACAAGATGCGGTACAATCAAAGTCGTTTGATCCATTTGCTAGTGGATTAGCAACTGAAGTTAAACCTACGGCTATAGAAACACCTATAGCTAAAGATAAGCCTATACCTTACGGCAATTTTACGGAACAGGATTATCAGAAAGATTATGCACAGAAGAGTGCGTTATATTACGGCGATTTAAATACCGTGATGGACAGGGTAGATGGCGACAGAAAAGTAGCTTTAAATAACCTTGTTGCTAATGCGCCAGCTAACGAAAAAAACGAGTATTTAGCACGTTCAGTTAATCAATGGTTTGTTAGCTCACAGATGCCAGATACGGATCCACAATGGATTTCTCAAAACTGGGAGAATGCTAAACGTGGGTTTGTAAAAGCTAGATTAGGCATGGATGTAGATATTATAGCCGATCAAACGCTATATGACGTAATAAGCAGACAACTTAAAGAAGGCACTATCAGCCCTAAAGAACCATTCACTTGGCATATGCCTATTACGGTATTCCCAATGGAGAAGGCTGAGGCTGAGGCTAAGAAATCATTTTGGGATAGTTTAAACACTAACATTATTAAACTTGGTAGAGTTAGTAAGAACGTCCCAGATATGCCTCAATTAGGGGCAGCTAATCCAGCTATAGCAGCAGGTGTTTATAACGGCTTTGTAGCACCAGCAATAGAGTCTTTTGCAACACCCTTAGGTATTGCAACCATGGGCGCATTAGGACCTTTAAAAGCTTCTGCAGCATCAAGCAAACTAGCCAAAACTGCATTACTTTCAACAGAAGGCGGTTTTACGGCGTTGATGGGATATAGCACTTACGAAAACGGTAAAAAGCTTTATAGCACGGCTAATAACCCTAACGCTACAACACAGGATGTAATAACCGATACAGGAGAAACATTACTTAGTTTATTAGGTACTGTAGCTGCTCCATTGTCCTATGCTTTTGATTTATTAGGAGAAAGATCTAGTTCAGTAGCTAAAGATTTAGAAAACAAAAAGCCATCTGCTGCTGCCGAAGTGTTATTTCAAGAAGGTGCTGTAGCTAAAGACAAGGCGACATCTGATGCTTTAAACGTAGCAGGTGATGAATTAAGCAAATTATCTACTTTCGAGAATGGTCCTGATACATGGCCTAAATCAGAACCTGTAACGCAGACTGAGTTTGATTTTGCTGATGGAAGTGAAGAAGCAAGACAACAACCGCTTATAGAGCCACCTACCCCAACTAAGAGCGTATATGACGAAACATCGTTAAAGAACGCTGTTGGTGAAATAGAACGATTAAAGGAAACAGGTGAGACGTTTACCGAAGCTGAAACTCGTAGTATGTCTACAGAGTGGGTAAGAGCAGGAGAGATATTACAAAAGTATCCTCAAGCTGGTGAAGACTTAGCTGCTAGACTTAAGGCTGATCCTAACATGGGTCTATCAGACACTCAATCGGCTTTATTGCTACGTCATAAAGTTAAATTAACTAATGATCTAGAAGCTGCACAAAACCTATTTAATGATCCTAATCAACCGCCTGAAGTTAGGGCTGAAGCATTAAAACAAACACAAGAACTAAGTGGTAAGTTTGTAGAATTATTAGATGCTATTAATAAACGTGGATCTGAATGGGGACGTGAAGGTAGATGGAGACAAGCAGCAGCTAAACAAGATTATAGCTTTGGTGCACAAGCTGCTTTATTACAAGGTGTCAAAGGCAGAGAGCTAACTGTAGATGAAATAACAGATTTATCAGATAAGGTAACTAAGTTACAACAGGCTGAAAACCAATTAAGAACCTATTTAGAATCCAAGAAAAACGCGGATCCTAGCAAATCATTTGATGACCTTATACAGGAAACATTAAACCCTAAGAAGGAGTCTCCAAGCTTTAAGAAAGCTGATAGGTTACAAGAGATATTAAGGGCTAAGTCTGAAGAATCTAAAAAGTATCTTAGTGGTAAGTTATTTAGTGCATCACCTGACGTACTTTATCATTTAGGCGTTATTGGTGCTGAACATATATATAGCGCAGGTTTAGACTTTACTAAATGGTCGGCTGAGATGGTGCGTGATTTAGGCGAAAAGGTCCAACCTTACCTCAAGGAAGTATGGGAAGATGCCAAGAAGACCTACAATCAGCAGCACAGGGATTATGTCGTAGAAGACCTAAAGGATGCATTAAAGGAAAACGATAATGTCGAGATAGGCAATATAGCTCAACAGCTAGCTAAGGGCTTTATTAGCGACGGAATCACCGACAGGGATAAGATAGTTAAAGAAGTTAAGGGTGAGCTGTCTCAAGCTATACCTGACATCACCGAACGCGAGACTAGAGATGCTATTTCTGGCTACGGCAAATATCGTCAATTATCACAAGACGAGTTAACCGTTAAACTAAGAGACGTTAAGGGTCAGCTATTACAAATATCCAAACTCGAGGATTTGGCAGCAGGTGAGCAAGTTAAGAAGACTGGTGCTGAACGCCGTAAGCCATCTGCAGAAGAACAAGCTTTAATTGAAAAGGTTAAAGAAGCTCAAAAGCCTAAACGTAGTCCACAAGAGATAGCGTTAGATCAAGTAAAGACACGCTTAGAGAACGAAATAGAGTCTCTTGAAAGACAGATTAGTACCAAAACTAAGGAAGCTAAAATTAAACGTAGTCTTGTGCTAGATAGCGAAGCTCAAGAATTAAAGGAAAAGAGAAACGAGCTTAAGAAACAATATAAGCAAGTATTTGATGATCCTGACTTAAACGCTCAGCAACGTCTCAATCGTTATAAAGCACGGTTAAAAGCTACTCAATTAAAGTACGAGGAAAAGCTACGTAATAAAGACTTTGGTCCTACACCTAAGCCAGAACCTTTAACATTAGATGAGGAAGCGACTAAGCTTAAAAGAAACGTAGCAAAACTGCGTGATGATATTAACATAGGCCGTGAGAAGGCTAGGTTGGAGAAACGCCCAGGTTATGTTAAAGTAGCAGAAGCCGTATCTGGTTTAGCTAGAAGTGCAGCTATCTCGGGTATAGATACATTAGGTAAGCTTGCTGGATTTACTTTAGGTAAAGTTATAGAAACGCCATTAGCTGAAGGTGCAGGATTTATATTAAGAAATATACCATATTTAAAAGATGATATATTTAAAAAGGCTACGTCAGAGTCTGGTGCGGAGTTCCAAGCTTTAGGTTCATTCTTTGCTAAAGGTGCAGTAGAAGGTGCTAAAGAAGCAGGATCTACTATTAAGACAGGCAAAGGTAGTTTAGATATAGAATTAGGAGATCCCGTATCTAACGCACGTCCTGTTAAATGGTACGACTTTGTGGGTGTGCTACATAAAGCTGAAAAATCATTTGTTAAGACAGGTGATTTTTATATGCGTATGACACGCAGATTTGCTAATGCTATAGCTGAAGGTAAAGATATAACTAGTGACGTTGTACAAGCAGCTATTAGAAAAGAAGAATTTAACGAGGCTAATAGATCCATATTACAAGAAAACAACGATATGGCTAATGCCGTTAACAAGCTTGTTGGCGACATCGAAGCTCAGAATCCAGAGTTAGATGAACCTAACGTAAGCAAGACTTTACTTAGCACGTTTATTAAAACCTTTGTAACCAAGGGTATTGTTAAGACTCCATTAAACTTCTTAAAACAAGCATATGAACGTAGTCCGTTAGGATTAGGCGAAGGTGCTTATAGAACTACTAGAGCCTACATGAAGGGTATAGATAGTCTTTCCACACAGGAAGCTAACACCATTGCTAGATTACTTAAGGTAGGTGCAGTAGGTTCGGCGATGTTTGTATGGGGTGCTATAGATGCAACCAAAGACCCAGAAAAACGTATGTTTGGTGGTTATTATACAGGTAGCCTAAAACGTGATCCTAAAGACGTATCTGCAGGCAAAGTTAAGATTGATGGATTTGAATTACCACATTGGGCATCGCACAATCTATTAACCGAAGAAGCTCAAATGGGTAGTACCTTTGTAAGAGTAATGCTATCCAAAATTTCCAAGAAAGATACAGAACAACAAGGATTCTTAGCAGGTGCAGTAGCATCTATATGGGGCTTATTAGATCAAGGAGCTCCTATAGTTACACCTACAGCTCGTGCAGCAGTACAATTCTCACGCGGTCAATATCAAGACTATGTTAACAGCCAAGTAGCTGCTTTAACCCCAAGGTTTTTAACTAATATAGCTGAGTTTATTGATAGAAGAGATGGCGTAGGTGTTAAACT